GTGTCGAGTGGCCGCAGATCGGAATACTTCGTGAACGCAAGCGCTTCATTTGGAAGGCCCGTTACTTCGTGAATCTCGAAGGTCACGAACACGAATTTCCAACTCTGAAAGACGCTTTCGTTTGGCTGATGCAGGCCACAGGGAGGGTTGATGAAATCTCGAAGCACTGAGATAGGCAAAGGCGAACCGAAGCGCTGGTCGTACTCGGCATGGTCTTCCTATGACCAGTGCAACTTCAAATACTATCTGGGCTACATTGCTAAGGCCAAGCAGGCGAAGAACTGGGCGATGGAACGCGGCAGCGAAATCCACAAGATGGCCGAGTACTTCCTCAAAGGCGAGATACACGGTGTACCGAAGAAGCTGAAGAAGCTGACGACAGAGTTCAAGGGATTGCAGAAGGCCAAGCCCATCGTCGAGAAGTTTTGGAATGCCGACAAGAAATTCCGCGAAGTCGGCGACTACAAAGGATGGGTCGTTCTGAAAGCTGATGCAGCCTTGCCACCAAAGAAGCAAGCAGCGCTAGTCATCGATCATAAGTCTGGCAAGGCATGGCCTGATCACATCAAGCAGGCCGAACTATCCGCGGTGGTAACAAAGGGCCGCTACCCGGAAACGGATGGCGTCGATATAGAATTCTGGTACATCGATCAGGGCGAGGTTGTGAGTTGGCACTTCAACGACCGCATTCTGGTACCACTGAAAGAGGTGTGGACCGAGCGCGGAGAACAGTTGATGAGCACGCGCAAGTTCCTACCGATGCCAAGCCAGAAATGTCAGTGGTGCCCATTCCGTTCCGATAAGGGCGGGCCATGCAAGGCATGGAAGAAGGTTCTATGAGCAGGGCTGGACGCAAGCCAGAGAAAATTGCTGAACGCAAATTCGTCAAGCTCGTTGAAAACAAGTATCGAGGACAGGCCATCAAGCTACAGACTGCCGGACCCTATGGAACTACTGGCCGCAATGATCGTCTTGTACTGGTACCCGGCCCGGTCATCGTGCTGATGGAGTTCAAGCGAGAAGGCGAAGAGCCCACCAACATCCAGAAGTTTCGGCACAAGCAGTTTCGACGGATGGGAGTTCCAGTGCATGTCGCATTCAGTTGTGAGGAAGCCGAGTGGTACCTTCAAGCGGCGATTCAAGCCCAAGCGGTACCAGTACGCCAGCGTAAAGTTCGGCGTAAGTAGACCAGCAGCCGGATTCTTCCTCGCGCCCGGACTGGGCAAGACCATCATCATCCTTATGATCTTCAAGATCTTGAAGGCTCTGGGGCTGGTGGACGAACTTCTAGTGATAGCCAAGCGACGCATCTGTTACGAGGTCTGGCCCAAGGAAATTCGCAAGTGGGACCGGACGTGTCACTTCAGTTACGCCATTGTCCACGGTCGCCACAAAGAGGAAGCCCTGTGGGCGAAGTGCGACATCCGCATCATGAACTACGACTCGATGGACTGGTTCAAGCGGCAGAGAAAGTGGTTCCGTCGTGGCAAGCGTGTGATGCTAGCCTGTGATGAAAGCAGCAAGCTGCGACACACTCGCACGCTGCGCTTCAGATCACTGAAGAAGGTGCTGCCGCACTTCGTACGCCGCTACATCGCCACAGGCTCACCCGCACCTAACGGGCTGATGGGAATCTTCGGGCAGATCTACGTGCTGGACTTCGGCGATCGGCTAGGCCAGTACATCACTCATTTCCGCAATAAATACTTCACTCCATCTGGATACATGGGGTACAAGTGGAAATTGATGAAGGGCGCCGACAAGAAGATCTTCGAGCGCATAAAGCCTCTGGTCATTCGCTACGGCAATGACGAGTTAGATCTGCCGCCGCTGACACCACTATTCAGGAAGGTGAAGCTGCCGCCAAAAGCGCGTGAGATCTACGACGAGATGGAGCGCGAGTTCATAGTACGACTAGAGAACGACGACATCGTAGCGGCGAATGCTGCTGTCGCCAGCACCAAGTTACGACAGATGGCCAATGGAGGCGTATTCTACAATGAACGATCTAAAGGGTACCGACTCATTCACGATGCGAAGGTTGAGAACCTTGTTGACCTACTCGAAGAGCTCAATGGAGAACCTGCGCTAGTTGCCTACGAATACAAGCACGACATTGAACGAATCAAGAAGTACCTCAAAAAGCATGCGCCACAATTCAAAGACGCACCTTTCGTCGGTGGGCATACCAAGGACAAAGAACTGAGGAAGCTGTTACGTAAATGGGACAAGGGTGAGATCCCGGTGATGTTCGGCAACCCCGCCAGCATTGCGCACGGCTTGAATCTGCAAGGCAAGGGCGGTATCGTAATCTTCTTTTCGCTAACTTGGAATCTGGAAGATTACGAGCAGTTCATTCAGCGTGTCTGGCGTCAGGGCCAGAAGCGCAGGGTCTTGGTCTATCACATCGTCGCCAAGAATACGGTCGATGATGCTATCCTGTTGGCGCTAGCCAGCAAGGATCGAACACAGAAAGCATTACTCAACGCAATGGAGCACCACTATGGAGTTCACACCCACCACCGACGAAGAGCTGAAAGACATTCGGCGACGCGCGAGAAAGCGGGGAGACGCCAAGCACGCCGCGAAAGAAGAACGCAAAAATGGTCGCGGCGAAAAGAAGCTGCGGCTTAAGGGCGATGCTCTTCGTTATGCGCTCGAGAAACAGCAGGACTTCCATGTCTATGGCCGTCACCTATTCGAGCGCTTCATCGAGTTCGTCAAGGAGAACGAAGGGCCGAAGCCTCGGTACCATTCGTATCTCAAGCGCGATGCGGCAGATGGCAAGTTCTGCTTTGACATACAGTCGGCGCTATCCCGCATGGCGTGGCAGCAGCTCAGCAACTTGATCCACGTAGCGGTCACAAGTGGCGAACGACCCATCGGTATCGCCACCCGCAACTGGTCGGAAGCATTCCACTTCGCCCTTCACTGCCTGCACTTGGCGCTGAAGGTGAGGGAGAAGAAGGGCGCATTCAAGCTGACGGACTTGGATGTGTTGGATGATTGGCCCGTCGATGAACGCAAACGTCCCACGAAGGAGGACAGAAAGATGTCGAACAAAGAACTCGAGGCCCTCGAAGCCAAGAAGGATGAGGACGAAGACGAGGACGATGAAAGCGAGGATGAGGGTAGCGAGGACGAGGACGAGGAGGACGAGGACGAGGAAGACGAAAAGCCCAAGAAACGGAAGGGCAAGGGCTTCGGCAAGTCCAAACCGAAAGCTCGTGACGACGAGGACGAAGAGGAAGATGAGGAGGAAGAGAAAGTGAGCAAGCGCAAGTCGAAGGAAAAGGGCGGAAAGGAGAAGACCAGCAAGAAGGTCGACTTGAGCGACAGCTCAGTCATCTCCCGCATCGGCACCCGTGATAAAGGCGGCAAGAAGACAACGTTCCTCGAAATGATTCCCAAGAAGGGGATCAAGTACAAGGAGCTGGCTGCCAAGGCGAAGGACGGAGGTATTCCGTCAGGCAAGGTGAAGCCGTGGCTGAAGGCTTTCATCAAGTACGAGTACATCAAGGTCTCGTAATCGCCATCAATTGAACGGCGGTGGCCCGTGCTGCCGCCGTTCCTTTTCGGGAGCCTCCATGAAGCGCAAAATAATGATTGAAGTAGAAATCGACATACCAGAAGGAGCGACGCACTTTGTTGGGAATCTTACAGATGATCCAACATGGTACAAGTATGTGATAAACTCCACTGGCGTGATCAGAGCTTGGTACTTCTATTATCCAGTACGACAGACGTGGTTGTACGACAGCGAGTATGCGCCTAACTTTCTTAAGGAGGCCCCGTGAAGTACAAGACTAACCTCCTCGATACGTTCTTCTACTGGATCAACGAACGCCAGCGAATTTACGTAGCCAAGGAAATCGACAAGAAGCCATGGCCATGGACTAAGGACAAGATCCTTAAGACCTACAAGTTCACGAACGTATTCCGCCAACTTGACTTTGTCACGCGACAGTGGGAAAAACGTTTCGTTAACCTGCTAGGGCGCGGTAAGAAGATGAGCGACGGCGATCTGCTGTTCCACTGCTCGATGTTCCGTCTATTCAACTGGCCCGCCACTTACGATGCGCTGTACTACGGTATCGCGGGCTGGCACAAGAAAGCGGCAATGCGTCTCCTAACGGAACGAATGAATGCCGGCGATCAGATCTTTACTGGAGCCTACATCATCCCCAATGCTGGCCGTGAAGATCCAAAGATTCAAGTGATCTGCGAAGCGCTGGACTACTTGCGCCAGCATCGTGATCAGTTCGCTGCCGACATCCGGCGGCATCGTTCAATCGAAGAAGCCTGCCTCGTACTGCAGGATGTTCCAACAATCGGCGGCTTTATTTCCTACGAGATTGCCTGCGATCTGCGATTCACGCGACTGCTGGCAGACGCCACCGATATCAATTCGTGGGCCAACCCCGGACCCGGAGCGCAGCGTGGCATCAATCGTCTGCTGACTGGCGGGCGATGGGTCAAGGGCAAAAAGCCGGACTACGTCGCTGTCATGCGAGATCTACTTGGCAAGGCTGCACGGCGCGTGAACCAGAAGTTTTTGAAGAAGGTAGAGTGGCCGTTCGAAATGCGCGAGATCGAGCACTCGCTCTGCGAGTTCGACAAGTACGTGCGCGTGAAGAACGGCGAAGGCAGGCCGCGCAGCAAGTACATCTCGCGCCAGCGATGCAAGATCTGCGAACGCTATCTGAACGATTCACGTGACCTATTATCCCGGGAATGGGAGGGGCAAGATTGTTTGCAGTGTGCAGCGGATGCTGGCGATATTGACGCTAAGAAAGAGGTAGCCGCATTGAAACGGAGGAAGAAGAAATGAAAGCCCGCATCGTGATACCTACACGCGCAAGGCCCGAAGTTAAGACCTTCTATAACCTGCCGAAGGAAATTCAGAAGCGCACAGTCCTCGTCATCAGGCCAGATGAAGAGTGGTTGTACGAGGCAATCCCATGCAAGAAGATCATGCTGGACAAAGGAGTGGAGGGCCTGAGTCCTACGCGACAGTGGATCCTCGACAACATCGACGACCGCTACGTCATCCAGCTGGACGACGACTTCAGTTCGTACAGCTTTAAGCCAGACATGCGTCAGTGGAAACTCATCAAAGCTACGCCTCGTCAGGTTGTGGAGATGTTTGAACTGGTAGATTTCTGGCTGCGAAAGTGCGTTGTCCACGCTGGTATCATGGATCGAGTCCGGGCCGCGCAGCCAAGCAAGTCTGGCGAAGAGTACTCCGAGAATACTCTGTGCATGCAGTTCCTCGGCTACGACCAGAAGATTCTGCAAGAGGAGGGCGTACGCTTCGACAGAGTGAGGCTGGCGCAAGACAAGGACGTGTGCCTTCAGCTTCTGGAGCGCGGCTACGGTAACCGTGTATCGAAGCGGTTCTCGTACAACTGCTCCGGCACGGATACGACTGGAGGCTGCGCCGTATATCGGACAGAGAAGCTGCGTATCAAGCAGGCTAAGCTTCTGGCCCGTCTTCATCCCGGTATCGTGACGCAGATTCAGAAGACCGTGAAGAAACATGGCGAGACTATCACGCGCATGAAGAATCGCGTGAGCTGGAAGCTCGCCTTCTGTTCAAGAATAAAGGATCGAGTACTACCTGAGGAGGATGACTGAAATGATCGGACACATATTGGCTCGTAACGTCAACGACGCATTCGAGCGGCTGAAAGAACTGGTGACCGCTGACTATCAAGATCAATGGCGTTACATTGCGCCTCGTGGTCAGCCTACGATGGAGTACAAAGGAGCGTTTATCACGGAGTACATTTACCCAGACGAACGGGTTCTCTTTGATCAAGCCCGTGACGCCAACCCGTTCTTTCACTTTTTCGAAGCGCTGTGGATTCTGGCGGGAAGACGTGACTTATTCTTCCTGACGCAGTTCCTTCCACGCATGGCCGACTTCAGCGATGACGGCAAAGTCTTGCACGGAGCCTACGGATACCGCATGCGATTTCATTTCGATGGTGACGCAAGCACAGACTGGAATGGGGCCAGTCGTCTTGATCAGATCATTACGGTCATCAACATTCTACGCGGTGACAGAGATACGCGGCAGGCCGTCATTGGCATCTGGGATCCATCAAGTGATCTTGGCAGAAAGACCAAGGACCTGCCGTGCAATGATCTGGTATTCTTCAAGGTCCGTGATGACAAGCTGAACATGACCGTCTGTTGCCGCAGCAACGACGCTATTCTAGGAGCTTACGGTGCGAACGCTGTACACTTCAGCTTTCTGCAGGAGCTCGTAGCCCGCATGGTCGGTGTCAGGCTTGGTACGTACACGCAGATTAGCGATTCATTCCACATCTATCTGGACGAACCGTCATGGCTCCGGGCCAAGGCTTTACCTGCGGCTGACCTGTATCGCGAACAAAGAGTCAAACCGTATCCGCTTGCCAATGGAACGATGGACGTGGCGGCATGGCTCGCTCAGCTCGACTGCTTCTTTGCTGGGACGATTTGCGAGTACGACACGCCAGACCCGTTCTTTGCCGAGGTCGTCAGCCCATTGTGGGCCGCATGGCTACGATGGAGCAGCAAGATCGATACGAAGGTGCAACGCATTGATAACGCTTTGCGATTCGTAGAGCAATGCAAGGCTGAAGACTGGAGCTTGGCCTGTGCCCGCTGGCTCGAGCGGAGACGCCCATGAATTTGCAACGACTGAAGTTGATGCGAGCGGCGGCTCGCGTCGAACGCTTCCACGTAACCCCGACACTTCATTGCCAGACTGTTGGCGAACACTCCTTCGGCGTGATGACGATTCTATTTGAGGTAGCGGAGAAGCCGAGCTTCGAGCTGATAATAGCTGCCCTCGTTCATGATGCACCGGAAGTTCTTACCGGGGATATTCCAGCACCCACGATGTGGGAGCATCCGGTGCTCAAGGAAGCGATGGGCCATGTCGAACACATGACCATGCTGAAATTCAACCTCGATCACATCGCCGCCAAGCTGACGGATAAAGAACGAAACCTGTTGCGCTTTGCCGATTCAATGGAGTGTGTACTATTCGCCATCGAAGAAGCAACCGACGGCAATCGAAAGATGGCAACGGTTGCATGGCGCTCACTAGATGCTATCAGAAAGCGCGGCTTAGTCGAGCTCACATTGGGAACGATGCATCTGTATGAGTTCGTCTGGGCGCATCTTGAATTTGCGCATCCGCGCGGCACAGGAGAAGGAGCATTGCATGGCTGGCCCGAGTGACATGTCATACAATGCGGTCAACAGACGTATACGAGAAGCAGGAGAAAGACTCATGAAGAAAGATTTGACGGCGGCGGAAATTCACGCCAAGTATGGCGACCCCAACGAGCGGCAGATTGGTGGTAGTCATTACCAGAAGCAGAAGATTCAACACTGGGACTATGTGCTGGCGAACAACATCCCGTACATGGAAGCTCAGGTCATCAAGTACGTGAGCCGCTGGCGCGACAAAAACGGTCTCGAGGATCTAGAGAAGGGGCTGCACTACCTCGAGAAACTGATCGCCCACGAAACCAAGAAGGAACTTGACAAGCGCATGGGGCAACCGATGCACGGGCATGATGACGTGGACGCACCGAGTTACGAAGCCTTAGAACTGAAGTGTGATGTCTGCAGAGGCACTCAGTTTGACCTAACGCCAGTGCAGGGTTTCTACAAGAATGATCCGATCAAACACCGCAGGGTCTGCAGTAACTGCGGCGCAGCCTATCCCGGACTCGTGGAGGATGAATGAAATTCGTAGTCTACAAGGACATCATCGATCAATGGCGCTGGCGGCTGGTAGCCGCGAACAGTAAGATCATTGCGGATTCAGCCGAAGGATATAAAGACAAGCGAGATTGCCTGAAGGGAATCGAACTCGTCAAAGCGGCCAACATCCATACGGAGGTACAGGAGGCAACATGAAGAGCGCCATCCCAGATGGCCTACCGGTATTCAACGCGTCAGCTTTACGATGCTCTATCAAGACATCGTTGTATTACAACGCAAACGGAACGCTGGTGGAAGACGTGGTGCTGTCAGGGCCACGTGGATACCTCGCCCCAAGGTGCGGGCCGGCAAGCGCTGGCAAAGCCTGCCGGCGGCCTATACGGCGGGCCGGCGGCACGCATTAGCAGCCCGCTGGCACGGCTGGCGGCAGGGTACCCGCTACCCATGCCGCCGGTACCCGCCTAATCGGGGCTGGAGGCTGCCTCCATGGCATCTAGGGCCATTGCCAGCCCGGCCCTACGGGCACTCCGGCCGGCGGCTATGCTGCGGTGCAACAAAGCGGCCCGGTAGCGCCTGCCATGGCGCCGACCGGGCCGCGCGTCTCACGATCTTCAATCATCCTCTGATTTTCGCCCTCGCAGAATCCAGTTCTGCCTGAGCGTCAGCCGAGGCGGCAGTGACTTCTTCGTCCGTCACATCTCGCCCCTCGTTCGCTGCCTTCATGAGAACCTTCGAATACCTCGCAATCGCATCGCCAGCCTGAATGATCAACTGAAGCAGGATAGCTGCGTTGTTCACGATGGCCCTCCTGCCGCGATTGCGGCTTGCAACGCCTTGAGAATCAACAGAGCATCATCCAGTCTGGTTTCTGCTCCGGTTCTATCGGTCGAGTAAAGCTGGACGGCCGCGTCGACGGCCTTCTTCACCTGCTCGACTTCATCCAGACTCTCGAGTGCTTTCTCCTGTGTGATCTTCTGGCTGACGTACAGAGTCGTCACCGTTTGAGACGCAGCCGACACACTGCTGTAAGCGGCCACGGCTCGCTTGTTGAACGTGTCAGCTTGCGGAACGCCCAGCGACTGACACGCTGCCAGCATGAGCACGGCGATGTACATCAGCCGCCGTGGATACAGAAAGTCTTTCATCTTTTCCATCACGCCTCCTTACGTCTTGTTAAAAACGGGAGCTGTAGTTACGAACCGCAGCCAGATATTGCCGGCCACCGTTATGATGGCATCAGCATGCTCCAGCAGTGTGTCAAGCGTGCTGCTGACTTCTTCCGATCCAGGAACCGGAGCGTCCGGTTTGATGACCTGGAAAAGCATGATCACGCCCATGACTGCGTTGAAGATAATTGTCTTGTAGCCTTTCAACATTTCGTCCTCCTACTTGATACCGTTGTATTCGAGGCTATAGTGGTTACCATCACGAAAGCGCCCGCCCCACCGCGCGTCCGGAGCCTGTCGTTCCCACCACTCACCGAAGAGCCTGTGGGCTTCCGTCTCTCCAAGATAGACCCCATTCTTGAAAAGGTTTAAATCGATGGCCAGCTTGAGCTGATGAATGCTCAGGCGGATCCCGTTGTTCTTACCATTGTTGATCAGTGCCTTGGCAAGTGCTGGCGCTGTATCCAGCAAATCTGTCGCTACTGCTGCCCGTCCATCCTCCCCCAGTGCATTGATCTCAGCCTGCTCATCCGAGCGTAGGGCTTCCCCAAACGTTACTTCGTATCCCGCCGCGTACATCTGCCGAATCAAGTCTGCTACCATCCGTGCAAAGCGGCTCTGCTTCTGCCTCAGTGTCTCAGTTGCCATCAATTACTCCCTGCTTCTGCTGCCTCTTTGAATCCGATTTCCTCGCACGTCGGTGCTCGATATCGGTCCTCTTTTGTCAACTCGCGGTACTGCGTAGCCTGTTTTCGAATCTCCTTACTGAGGTACTCAACTTCTTCAGCATCGCGCGACTTGCATCGACGCTTTACCAGCAGATCAATTTGATCCGATGTCAGTTTTGCAAGTATCGTGTTTGTTGAATCTGTTTGCTGATTTACTGCGTCCTCCACTTTCTTCAGACGATCTTCGATTGGCTTGACTGAATCCTGCACCTTCTTCTCAATATCTCCAGCCCATGCCAGCGAACCGAGCTTCCAAATGCCAGTCGTTGCCGCTAACCCGAAAAAGGAAAGACCTAGCAACGTTACGATTGACACGGCCCCTACCGTGTTCCGCCATCGCTTCTGCGACTTAGGATCATCTCCCGGAAAGAACCTGTCAATTAGGTCGAACATGTCGGCCTCCTTATGGTCTCAGTAAGATACTGATTGTGCGGCTCAAGTTAGTTGACGACTGGAAAGCGCCCGTGCGCGTGCCTGTTGCACCAGTAGCCGCAATCTCTTCATCCGCAACCGTCACGACGGCGTAATCTGTACCCGGCACCACCACTCGCGGCGTCATAGCCGGGTCTTCGTCAACCGTTGCACATTGAGTACTGCCATCAGATGCGCCAAAGAAACAAACCAGCATTGTATCTGTGACGGTCGCCGTAACGGACGGGCACTCCACATCTGCTGAAGCTGACCCATTCACCTGGAATACGGAGTCATCAACTGGCGTACTGATATTCGCCCCAGAGTACGATACGATAAACGCATTGCTCGAATTGGAGAATAGACCGCTGCCGCCAACGAACGTGAACGTGTAGTCGGCCGGCTCGCTTCCTCCAGCCACGCGTGAGTAAATCTCCATGTGCATGAACGCCGTGGTACCGACTGCCTCCACCAATGTCCAGCCTGATGGCGCGCTGATACTGGGCCATCCCGCACCACTACCAGCCTCAAATAGAATACACGCCAGCATCACATCATCTTCAACCGTGCCAGTCGGTCTATCGATGGTAACGTCTGGGTCGCCATTGTTGATGGTTTCAACGGCCGACGCTGCGCGGAATGCGAGAGCCCCACCGCCCCCTTCGGCGTCAATGTTGGCAGCATTTTCAATGTGCACCGACATGATACGGAGCTGAATGGAGTTATCGACGTCGGCAGTAGTCCAGTCGGCAGAAGCCTGCACTATGTTTGCAACCGTGGTGTCAACCGTGAACCCTGACGCGTTAGACATCGGCACGACGGCTGACGGCCCCGTATCACCGAAGTGAGTTTCGCCCTGCGCCTCCATGGTAGCTGTAGCCCCATCACTATGTAGAGCAAGGTAGGCATCGACTGACCAACCTGCATCTGTCAGTCCGCTATCTAGCGTGAAGGTCCCAACCAGAACAGTCTGTCCGCCAAAGTCAACCCTCAACGTAAGCGCCTCGGTACTTCCATAGGTACTGAGTACTCCAGCCAGATGTACACGGATCAACGACCCTTCTACCAAGGTAGCCGGAATAGAGTACTCCGAATCAAAGAAAGTTTCCGCTGCGGTATTCGCAACCGTATTATCCGTAGGAATGAAAGAGTTCAGATATGCCAACCCTGCTCCACCTGCTCCGCCAGTTGGATCCATCCATGCGACACCAAGCGGTTCTGTGGAATCTGCGGTCAGAACCTGTCCGTTAGTACCTACCGGTAGCCGTTCATCCACCGTCGCGCCACGGACAATCAAATCACCAAGCGTCGTCGTTGGCGAGGTAGTCAACCATGGCGGCGGCAGTATGTCACCGACATCGTCGACAGCGAAGTACTCATCATCGTCTTGATTGAAGATGACTGCACCTTGCCCAACCTCACTGAAGATCCACTCTTCAGCGACATCATCCCACTCTGCAATCTCCCCTTCATGGCCCGTCCACGCTCCAGTTGCCGCTGGCGAATTCGGAATATAGTAACGATCTCCTTCGGCTGGTGTCATTGGCGGAGTGCTGACATTATTCGCCAGCACAGATGGAAACGAGTCGGTGTCCGGCGGCAGCGGCGGAACACTGGGGTCAGCCGGATTATCTTGCTGCGCCGTGTATACTGTGCCGGGCATACCGAAGATGTCTTCGATAGCTTCCACAGTGATGTAGCCTGACGTGACCACGCCTCCGCGAATGCTCGCCACGCGCATGACCATCTCTTCGATGCCAAGTTCTGCCCACGAGAACTTGAAGACATCCATTTGTTTCAGTTGCCAGAAACGGCGGTTGACCCTGAACGTCACTTTTGCCAGCGGAGTGGAGCGCGACACCAGTTCACGCATCGCCACTCGCTGCGCCAACGTGTTATCACGGATACCGTTGAGACTGATCTTCGTAGGTACGCGTGCGCCCTGTGCCGTGATGTTCGCCAGATCCTGCACTGTAATCGGCACGTCCTTCTGCGTGTCCGGGTCAGTGAAGACCATAGTCAGTTCATTGACAGTCTCGCCCCAAAGCTGCCGCTGAAACTGTTGAACCTCTGCTATGTCATTCTCATCGAAGATTGGCAGATCATCTGGGTCGTAATCAGCACGGACCAGCTTCAGTTCATACAGCCCGGTTGAATGATTGATAACCAATGCCCCGGCCACGTGATCCATCACGAGCTGCAAGAAATCCTCGATGGTCGACTGCTGATTCCACATCATGCGAAGACCAAAGCCTTCAGCAAGGAACGTGTCAGCAGCCTCGCCAAACGTTACCGTATCAATCGACGAAGTCGGCTCGCCCATTCCCCATTCAGGATTAGTCAGGCACTCATAGATGATATGCGCCGGATTCATGCCGATCGTGTTGATGGTGGCATCGCCCGGATTCCATACCGTGTCTTGGAACCAGCCTTCAAGAATACGACGTACTGTGAACGCCATCGGCTTCAGGTACGGAGTATTGCCGACATAGCCTGAGTTGACAGGCTGGCCGCTCATCGTAACTGTGCCGCGCTCCCAAACGACGCCCACTACGCCACGGAATGCGGGAATGTCTGCACCAAGCTGCGTGACAAGATAGGCGTTCTGAGTCTGCGCTGCCTCGCCCATGCACAGACTGAAGCGAGCCTGCAACCCGCCTTCGCGCTTGCTGCCACCGAAGAGGTCTGGAACGTTGACGTCACCTGTACCGCTGGCCGTCAAGTTGCCAGTCCACGCCTCCTTATCCGCCGCACGTATGCGCGTGAAGGCATCCACCGGCCCATGACACAAACCAAAGTGCTGACCTAGGTAATATTTGTAACCGATCGTGGACGAACCGAAGAGACTGCCCTTCTTGATCGCCCTGTTTGAAAGATTGCCGTACCAGAGAACGTTAGGCCCGGTTATTTCCACCTGCCCAAAGACAACCGGAACTGGCCGATCTTCCTCGGCAACAGGGATGTCGAAGTCCTCCAGCATCGCAGCTTTCGGCTTCGGCGGCTTCGGCGCCAGCGCGTAGCTGACTAGCAGACTGACAATGAACCAGACTATCTGAACCCAGATCATTCTATTTCCTCAGAACACCGAATTGCCGCCGTAAGGATTCGTTCCAGGAATATACGGGAAACCGCCATAATTGATGACGTTGTTGAACTTCGCAATGCATGTCGGTACCGTATGATCACAACCTGGAAAAGCGTTGACCACTTGGCCCGAAACCAACCCTGGAACCGGATGTGTGATGGTGACGTTGGCACCAATGTGCGTCTTGATGGCTCGCCTCTCTATCACACCGGGAGTAACCTCCCATTCAATGTAGCCGCCCGCAAACCAGTTGTCAGGCAGAGCATCGAAGTCGCCGCTGTTCAACGTGATACCATCGACAGATGAAAGCGTGACGATTACCAAGAAGGCTGACGAGTTCGCCTTGCACTCCCCACCATAGAGAATGTGCGGACACTGGCGTTGATAAAGCCGACGCAACCCTGTACGACGCATGCTAGTCAGCACGTTCTCACAGTTTAACTGCGCGGTCGGCCCATCCACCGAGACATTCAGTACTCGGCCCCTCCACTTGATAATAGCTTCCTGCGCACCATCGTTGAAGTGAACCTCGCGTAATGTGAACAGAACGACGTCGCTTGGCGGAGCTGCGCGAAACAGTCGTGCAATCACGAAGTCACTGCGGCATGTAAGCGTGATGTCGTTCTTCGGCAGGTCACCAGTTTCCTCAAACTCGCTACGTGAAAGCGGCGTAGCGAGATACATCTTTGTCTGGTACTCGTAGTCCTGCTGCCCGCTGGTGAAATAGCGAATGACTCCGTTGACGGTGAACTCGTAAAGCTCTACCGGGAAGCCTGATTGATCGCTGATTTCTTGGAGATCATACGTCACTGTTGTAACCTCTGAACACCGTCACTGATTCCGCCACGTGCGGAGCATCCCACGAAATCTCAATGCTATCGCTATCAAGCCGGGCCAGCGACATCCAACTGACCATTTCAACATCTTCTGGATCCACCGTTACGCCTAGCGCGGTATCAATGGACATGCGCTCGACCGTCGGACTGATTGTCTGTGGCGCACTGACTCGGCGATAGAAGATCGTACCATCCTTCAACTTGATACGAATGTCGCGCCTGTGCACGCCACCTTCGGCATACGATACCAGCCCGGCATACTCGAAGTCGACATTCGTAGCAGCACTACCGATGGTGACGACCACAATCAGATCATCCGTGAAGGTCGGTACCCACATTCCTTTGAACCTGCCCTTGCGTGCGAACAGGAACTTTCTAAAGTAGTCAACATCAGCACGTGATAGAAGCATCCAGCGATACCCGAAAATTTGATACGGAATAAGAGCTTCGTCGACAGTTTCAATGAGACCGATCTGACCATCTACATCGACAGCCTTTCGCTCATACCCAACAGACGGATCATCGTTACGCCCGTCCGGTGGATCGACCAGCACAGGGTAAGTACGATAAATCACCGATTCCGTAGCAGCAGTGTACGTCGTTCCTTTGTCACACCGGAACGACGCTACGCCGTACCCGTAGTTCCGGAAGAACGCCGACAACTGGAAGGGCGACTCAAGGCTGGCAAGCCTTGCCGGATAAACCTTTGTGCCCGGTCCCCACTCGTTGACCGTCGGTGTCGTAGTCGCAACGTCGTTCGCATTGACTGCGGTAATTTCCAGCGCCTCGTGGTTGCTATCGTCATGCGCAATCAGCATGATAAGTTCACCGACAGTGAACGACTTGGTTGCTGTGCTAACTGGGATGGTAGTCACACCATCTGCCAGTGTCGTCATAAGTCTCGCAACGTCGGGCCATACTGGCAGCGCCCAAAGTCGAGCGCCCCAGTTGTACAGAGCATTCTCGAAAATGCGGCGCTGCTGACCCTCGATGTCCACCGTGAATTCGAAGAATTGGCGCGGATTTATGCGCAGTTGACGACGCTGCTCCTTGGCATTGTATGAAATCATCGCATCCGTTTGCCACTCCAAACGCTCACGAATTCCGTTAGCCCAGTTCGGCGTCCATCGCCACGCTATCACCCGCGTGCCCGTTACGTCCATTTCGTAATCACGATTATCAAAGTCAAACGTAATGACTGCGTCAATCGTTGCCGGTCCATCCGCACTTGCCTGCAAGATGTACGTAAGTTCCTGCAGCGGCGCGAACACGGTCGGTGGTCCAGCTACAGGACTGACGACTACCAGCCCATCACCGTTCGTAATGATGATATCATTGAGCGTGCGATTTACGAAGAACGCGTTGAAGATGTAGAACGGAACCTCTTGTGAACTGACCACCGCGCCCAGATCCAGCTCAGCAAATTGGATATGAATGTGATTATACCAGTGCAAGAAGCCGAACATCGGCGACTCGAACCCGGTGTGCGTATTCTCTGGCTCATCAACCGGCTGCGTATCAGTCGACGTTCCAAAGAATGCGGACGAAATATCATCCGCAAGATTGAGAACTGGCGGTACGTTATTGCCGATCGCAGGGTTGGTGTAGGCCGTGAAGATCGCAAACCCTGTCTCCAGAAAGCCGGTGATGACGGCCATTACGGAATCCTGAAGGCGTATCCGTAGTACCCGCTACTTTCATCCACCGAAAGGCTACCTTGATTGAAGATGTCAGAACGACGAACCAATGGAAAGACTATCCAGTCGTCACCGCCAATAGAGATGATCTCGCCCGGCGTCAAGTTATTCAAGCTAATGGCACGTAGATTCGGGATTCTGCCAATCGGACTACGCTGGCTGCTGGCCCTATTCACAAAGTACGTGAGCGGAGCAAGGTGGTTCTGCAAATTCCACAGCTGATACCCGCGATATTGGAAGGGTGAGTGCAGGCCAGCGCTACGATAGCTTCCTGTCGCACGGTTAGGATTACCGACGTCCGTACTAGCCGACGTAACCATCTGCCAGTTGTTAGTCTTAGCATCGTAATCGCACCAGACATGAGCATCGAATTCATTGACGCACTTCGAATCACAAATTGCCTGATGAAGCCCGAAGTCTGGAAGATCTCGGCTCGAAGTCGAAACATCCCACACAACGCCATCAACGTAGACTCCGCCCGTGTAGGCTCCGTGCTTGACAAGCTCGCCAAACGAGAAGTTGCGGTAATGACCCGCCGTCATCTCCAGACTGACATGCAGATACTCCGCACTAGTTTCGTCGCCAGAAAAGAAGTGATAGGCTGTGTATGGCCCGACTCCAATCAGCATCACCAACGTCATGCCGGAGTTGTTCGTCTGTGCGTCGAACGCAGCAGCCGCGTTGTAAGTAATGGCCCCCCTGAAGAACAACTCGTTGGCATCAGTATTGACGCCCACGACGACGGTGTCCTTTCGGAATACTCGGCCGACAGTTGCCGGGCTCACCGTCCAGCCATTGGCAACGGCGAACGTCTCGAGCTTGTCGATCAAGTCTTCCGGGTCGTTAGCCGTACCGGTTTCGTAGTCTAGCGCCACTGCACTCTCCTCAGGTCAATCGGATGGCCGCGTAATGAAAGCGCGACGTACGGAAGATGTTCTGTACGATCAGATAATCATCGCCACCGAAGTCGATGGTATCCTCGCTCGCTGCACCAAAGCCCGGTACTGCAAAGGCTCCGTCAAGTTCACCGTAGAAATCGAATGACGGATCCTCGCCCATCAGTATTAGCGGAAACATTGTCAACGAACCATCAACGTTGTCTCGCATCTCACGCCAGCGAGCAAACGTTTCAGTCGTGATTCCTTCCGGTATAAAGAACGAGGCATTATACGGCCACATGTAGTTTGAAGTGGACTCTGGTGTCTCGCTTCCGCTATTGTTGAAGAAGTTCGCGACGTATCGCCATACGCCAGCCGGATCCAAGAACTGCGATGCGTAGTTGATATTCGGTACCGAGCCACTCTGCAACCGACCCGGGTCATAAAAGTTCCGAATGTCGGGCGTCGTTTCAGACCACCGGGTATTGGCGATCTGCGGTGACGAACGATAGTACGGCTGCGGCCACTGGCCGGGAGTTCCATATGGCAACATCTTACCAAGATACGACGCCGTGTAGACCGTCGACACTTTCGTAACGATGATCACACGCTGCCCGTTGGCAATGAACCAATATGGGATCGAAGTATCCCACAACGGATGATACCCGATAGTCGACATTCCGGGCTGTGTCTGGAAATCCACTAGCGCACTGTATGCACGGAACATCCATGCAGACAAAGCGAAGGAGTCCGTGCCCGCATTCTCTACGAACCCGAAGCCGACATGAATCTCTTCCGTAGTAGTGAGTCCGGGCGCTACGAAGATGGAGCGTGTCGCATCATCGTCAAGAAGCGTCCAGTCTGGGCCTGTCGGCCCGGCCGTCTGAAGCCATGCCACAAGATCATTGTAGAGATCTTCGTGGTCAGTCGCTGTACCGATTAGAACTGGCATGTTGCCCTCATGGTGCGATTAGCCTACGTATTCCCTGCGCATTGCGCTGGATAACATTCATGATCGACTTCTCGCCGCTCGGTGAACCGATGGCGCTCGTAACTAATTGCGGATCCAGAACGTTGATAATACGAACTCCACCACCTGACGGTGACGTACTGCCGTTCTGTCCTCCAGCATTCAGCCCGCCCTCGGCGAATCGCGGATACCCAGTCTTAAACTGGCGAACTCTTGGTGTGAAGAACCCATCGTTCATCGCTTCCAAGAATTCTTTGGCGCCCGGCTGGCGTACAACTGATTGACGCACGACAAACTCGCCCTTGCTTAACCACGCCAGATTACTGTCGCTCGTACCGGTCCCTTGCCCGCCAACCTCGCCACCTTCGGCGAAGCCTGTACCGCCAGCCGCACCACCACCGAACGCGCGCAGGAGCGCGAGCGTCGCCTGCTTAGCAATGATCTCTGCAGCTAGGTCCGCAATCGCCTGCGCGATACTGCGGAATACTCCCTTAATCACATCGCCAGCATCCTCGAACTTGTCGAGATTCTTCAGCACACTACTGATACCCTGCTCGATACCTTCCACAGCGGCCTGACGAAACTGAATAGATGCGTCGGTGGCTGCTTTCTGTGTTGCCTGAAGTTGCTCGATAGCGAGTGTGTACTGCTCAACACCAGCGACAGCCTCCGTTCCAATAGCCGTAGCTGCCTTTTGCAATTCGACATTGATTGCCTGTAACTGAGGAATGCGCTGCGCTTCAAGCGCCAAAATCTGCTGCTCAGCTTGGAACTGTGCAATGACGCCAGCCTGCGCATTAATGTTGATACGCTCGCGCGCGTCATCAAGCGCTTGCATGGCTTGATCAAACTGCGTCTTCAATTCTTCCAGGTTAAACGAAGCTCGCGATGACGTAGTAAACCTGTCGATTATTCGTTGCCGATCAGCATCGGCTGCCTGCACAACTTCCAGCAGCTTCGCAATCTCAGCGGTATCCTTGGCCAGATTGCGCTCGAAGGCTTCTTGCCGCTTACCCTCCGTATCCGCAAGCTGCGTCTCGATGTCGAACAATCTTTGAGCTGCGGACTCACGCTGGTCTGCCAACTTCTTCTCTTCGGCTGCTTGCTTGGCACGCTCACGCTCAAGCTCAGACTCACGCTTCTTGCGCGCGGCTAGCTCCTCGCCAGACTCCACATCCTCTGGTGCTCCACCACGAACAATCGGCTTTATGTCTAGCTCGATCTCCTTCTTATTCGCTTCCTGCACTAGTTTGTCGAATTCACCGAATGCCTCTTCGAACCCTGCCTTCAGTATGTCCCCTGTCTCACCGAACGCATCAATCAGAATGCTTCCAGCTCGTCTAAAGTCTCTCTGCAGGACTGCCTGTATCGCTGCAATGTTCGCAGCCAGCCCTCGGCCAATTACCTGTAGGACCGTACTGATGACGGTCTCGGCAATCTTGAATAGTTGAATGACGACACGAAGAACGCGTCCTACCTCTTGGCCGAACGTCTTCATTGCGTCAACGCCTTCCCCCTCTGTCGCTTCCTTGAACCCGTCCATCGCCCCCTTGACGGACGGTAGCAGTCCGCTGATAAACTGGAGGGCCAGCCCGCGTACCTGATTCCTTATCTCGGTAAAGCTGTCGTTGACATTCTCAGCCAGCAGTGCGGCTTCCTGCGTGACGATGAGACCCATGCGCTCGGCCTTCTCGCGCACGGCATCGAAGCCTTCGGTCCCTAGCTGATTCAGCAGTGGGATGAGTTGCGCGCCAGCCTTACCGAAGATATCGTAGGCGAGTTTGGTCTTCTGTGCTCCGTCCCTGATCTTGCTCAACCGATCAGCGATGATGGCGAATTGTTGCCCTGTGTCCTTTCCAGCGAAGTCCTCTTTGGCCAACCCGAGCGCAGCAAAGGATCGCTCTAGTTCTTTGTTGCCCTCAGCGAGCTTACCTGTATTGACGGCCAGCTTGATAAGTCCTTTGTCAAGCTGATCTACCTCGACATCTGCTGTGCTGGCCGCTACTCGCAGAACAGACAAGCTCTCAGTGCCAGCGCCCGTCTTCTGTGCGGCCTTACCTATGGCGTCGGCGTAGTCAACCGCTTCTTTCGTCAACCTGATAAAGCTGAGACCGCCAACAGCGGCGGTCACCTTGGAAATCAGTCCGCGAACTCCACCAAAGGATGCAGTCAGGCTTGCGAATGCGTTCTTACTGCGCAGTCCTTGCTTCGTGGCTTCGTCACCAATCTTCTTGAGCGCGTCGGTTACCTCCTTAATGCCTTCGGCGGTTAGACGAACTCGTACGTCTGGTTTACCGTTCGCCATCTTTCCCTTCCTTCAATATGCGAGGAATTGCGGGAGGCTTTCCGGGCTTCTTCTTGTGAGGAGCCAACGTCGCCCAGAGCATAAGCCTCTGGTTGTAAGAGCGTGCCGCGTCCTCACGGATGAGGTGAAGATAGCGTAACAGAGCTTCGCGTAACGGCCAACACAAAACCTCCTGCGCTGCTCTGTAGTCATAGTCTGCGACGACCCTGACAAGATGATTCCAATCCGCGTAATCTAGTGCGCCACGTTCTGGCTTGAAGACTGTGCCGGGTCGTCCCTTCCCTGTTGGCCGGAAGAGCTCAGGGAAGTCCTCAAAGATACGACCCCTTGTTCGAAAAAATCCATCACCAGACGCACAGCAAATGCAAACACTGTGCTCTTATCCTCCTTGTCAGTTAGCCCCTCAAGAAACTGGGCGAGCTGCTCCGACGATTCGGGTGACCAGTCAAGGTCCGTCCTTTCAGCGTCGATGAAGCAGCTCGCCAGTACCGGGATCAGCGCTTGCGACTGAATGAGCTGATTGAGAAGCCTGTTGGCAAACTCTTCGGCACTTTCTTCCGCGTGCTTGATGATCTCGCTGATGCCAGACTTCCGAATCTGATTCATCAAATGGAGATCGTGCCTCACTGTTGAAGTGAGGACCTGACGTAGCTTTCGCCCGCCAACAGTAATCTCAATCGCTTTCGTCATGTCACACCGCCAGTGGGTCGTACCGCTCGAGAACGTAGTTCGGCGTTGTCGGGTGGTTCACGCCATCGCTCTGTACAGCCATGCGCAGGCTGAAGTTGCCGAAGTCGTCACCAATAAACCCAAGTTCGCCGTCCGGGTTAATGGACACACGCCACGCACGCAGCCTGTAGTTCGGGCCACTAGCGTTGTCCGATTCGAAGTGCAGGAAGGCCTCGATCAGCGACTCATTGCCACCGTCAATCGTCTGAATCGTGGTGACCGTCGCTCGCGTGAAGTCGACCAGAAGATCTCCGGTGCCATCTGGTATGGTTCCACCCGGAACAATGTACAGCAGCCCACGGATCAGATCCGCTGTATAGTCTGTCCCGAGCGTGTAGGTCGTTCCGGCTGGATCTGTCGTTACCACGAGCGCGGCAATATTTCGACTACCGAGATCATAGTAACGGCCATGTTGAACATTGGCGATTGCCATGTCCGTCACGGCTACCGCCGACTGCGTTGCTTCGGCAACGTTGCCCATCATTGCCAGTGCGAGATTCTCCATCTCGAATTCGTCAAATACGCCCACAACCTCAATCGTGCGACGCGAAACTACGCGCTTGAGAAGCGGGGCCGATTCTTCCACGGCACTGAACTTTTCACGAACCTCGTCCGTGGTAGAAAGCCTGAGCTCTGTCACGTTACCGACAAAGCGCAAACTGCCTGACGGTGCGTTATTCACGTACCGATCAAGCATCAGGGCTCCTCTCCCCAATACGAGATTGTCGCCGTTTGCAGCAAAAATTACCTGACTCACTTTGTCTCCTCCTTACGACATAGCCTCTTGATTCGTGGCTCGTGTCGTGTATGGAATTTCAAGTTCAACGGTTACGGCCATGTGAGGGTTCTCGCGCGCAGCTACGCGCCACCTTATCGCTTGCTCTAAAGCCTCGTGGCTAAGCTCCACCAAACTGCCATCAACAATTCGTTTGTTGTTCAGCCTCGCTGTGATCCAGATAAGTGCTGGGTCCAACGACTTATCCGGCTCTGGCTCGGCTGTACGCAGTTCTATAACCAGCGTCAAGGTTCGTTTCGTCAACGGACTAACACGGTTCGATGCAGGCTCGACCATCTCCACCGAGTGATATACCATGGCAGTAGGTAGCGACTCCAAATTGATAGCTATCGTCTTCAACCTTTCGAACTCCGGTACGGCTGCGGGCCGACCAGTGTTCAGCGTTACTACGATAGCATCTACAATCTGATCACGAATACTACTCATGGTTCTCTCACAGTGAAAGCATGACGTGCGTATACTTGCCTTCGTGTATCGCCCTTCTTTGGCGAACACTGTAGCTCGTACCGTTTATCAGCACGATGTCATCACCGACCATTCCTACAACGTCGGCAGTATGAAATGTCAACCCTATCACGCGCGCGATAGCAGCAGTGTCCATCTGGCCCTCGTTAACACGCTCCTCAAACTCATCCTTGATCGCCTTCACAATGACGCCTTTGTAAACTACGTCGACAGCTGTGTTAGCGTTCAAGAAGATATCGCGGTCGTTATCGCCGAGGACCATGTGGCTCTCCTACTTCTTCCTGGACTTTTTCGGCTTCTCTTCCTCCGAATCATCCTGGAGCTTTGGTTCGTCACCATCGGCGGAGGGAGCTCTCTGCTCAGAGCTCATTTTCTCCACCTTGTCCCAGAATACCTTCGGCAAAGGGTCGCGCGTCACAACGACCTCACCTGCTTTGAACTGAACTTCCGTGATCGGTGCGAACAGTCCTTTGTTCTCGCCTTCGAGTGCCCGCACAAAGTTTTGACGACGCCGAAGCTGATCACCTTCGAGCTTGAGGACGACGCCTCGAAGCGTGATCGGCACCAACGTCCTGTAACTATTCATCGCTATCTCCTTAAGAAAGGGCGGAGTATTTCATCCGCCCGTGGGTTCTCCTGATGCCGATCAGGTCATCGTCACGAGCAACGCATGCTGCCAGAGTCCATAGGCAACATTCCGCCACGTCTCGACGCCGTACCAGTGCTTGCGCTCCTTGAACTCCAGCTCACTGCCTTCCACGATCGCCTTCATTTCGACCGCCGTCTCTTCCTGTCGGATGAGGGGCTTGATCGCACTGTCGGCGCGGAAGATTGCGAACTTGTCAGTCCAGGTCAGGCGAGTATTCGCGACGTAGGACACGTCGAACCCGCCCGAACGCACGGCAGCCAGAGTTGTCTGCGATGCTCCGGGAGTGTCGTTCGGAACATACAGCGCTCGAGATGCGATGCTCCACAGCGACACCGGGCACATCACGAGGAACGCACGAGCATTCTCGTTCATCGGCTCGTTCTGATCATCCCTGAAAGCTGCCATGGCTGCAATGCCGGTCGTCACCGCCAGTTGAAACTCTTCAACCGAGGGGCTGGCCGCTGCCGCACCATGAACGATCGTTGGCAACGTCGAGATATCGACGGCGATATCGTTCGACTGGCTGGTAACATTCTCGCCTTCAACGTGGTCCGTGTCGAAGAAGAATTGCCCGTCGTAGCATACTGCCGCTTCGCCAGCAATTATCAGCGTGCTGAGCAATGACGCCCAGTGTGCAGTCGTTCGCTGGGCCATTTCACGAACCCGAACCATGATCTGGCTCGTCTTGTCGCGACGCAGCTCATCGATGTCAACTTCGAGTGTTGCTTCGTAGAGCTTGTTGCGGATCGTGATCCCGTTCTCGCGAAAGCCTTTGGCCTCTCGACCACCGACCCACTCGCGCATAACGGGCGCTTGACCGAGCCACGGATATTCTTCCGATGGCTGGTTAGACTGGAAGAGATTCGAGATTGCGCCGATCCACGCAGCTCCCGGATCCTGTTCCAGAGTTTTGTAGTACGTACCAATGATGGCACGACTGGAAAGTCTCTGTGCACCCATTGAATTTCCTCCTTATGAGGGTTGTTGATCAGATCAGGGCGCCGCCGTCCACGCTGCGTTGAACTCCACTACCGCGAGGCCTGTGGAAATCCACCGCGACACCACGCCAATCAGCGTGTTGTTCGTAGCGGTCAGTGTGAACACGTCGTCATCCGATGCGTACACCGGAGGACGGTCGTTTGCCGTGATGGCCAGCCCCGAAATCGGTAGCACGACCTTGCCTCTCGTCTTCACGCGCACGTTCTTGTCGCCGGCAGCTCCAGTGGAGTTGTCAGCCTTACGGTCCGCGAACCCGAGAAACTTATCGAGCGCCACGAGGGGTCGCGCGAAGCCGGAAGCATTTTCTCCGACAGCGCTGCCTTCGTAGATGATGTCCGTCGCAATGACCGGATACTCTTCGATCCAGCCAAGCTCATACGGACGAGCCAGATCGCTTGAACGAGTCGTCATGTGTTTTCCTCCTGACTACTCAGTTAATGTTGCCGCCATTTCAGGCCGACTTGGTCTTGAGAAAGCTCACATTGCTCTCATTTTTCTTGAAAGCAACGAAGATGCCGAAGTCATGCTCGTACTCCGACTTCTCTTCCAGACTCATGCCGTCCCAGACAGGCTTCAGTGCCGCCTCAACCTCCGCCTTCGGAGTGTTGGCATCGAACTCCGTTGCCTTCACTTCCTTCTCCTTCGGCCTCTCGACACGATCGATACTGGGCGCTGCCGGTTCCGGCGCTTCGGCACGCAGTTTGCCGAGCTTCTCGCCTCGGGCTGCCTTCTCCGCCGCCAGAACCTGAACCGCCGCATAATCGCCGGTCGTCTTGCCGTCGAAAGCCAGTTTGTTGATCAACGCTTCGTGACCCGGGAGGCTCTGTGCAAGCA